TCGCCTAAATTCTCAAAAAGTGCCCTAAAAATCTCAAAAAGTGGCGGATATTCTCAAAAACTCGAAGCGCGAACCAACCTGCCCAATCTCACTGTGTACGTATTCTATGCCGCCGGTTGTTTATGCTGTACAGGCATAAAAAAAGAGCGCCACCCGTTACAGGTGACGCTCTCGTTTCGTGTTCTGTTACTCCTCGTCGGTATCTTCGTCAGTGGCTTCAGCGGTCTCCTTGGGAGTTGCCTCGTCGGCGTTGCCGTCGATGACAAGGTCGCCGTCTTCGTCGACGGAAACCTCAGGCAGACCAACCACAGACATAAGCACGGACGCAACCGTTGCCGCTGCGGACACGCCGAGCGCCATTGCCCAGTCGATATCGCCGATAGCGATACCGCTGACGCCAACGAAGCCAAGCATAGCCTCAGCAAACGTCTTGACGGCACGGACGCCGGCAGCCTCAGCCCAGTTAATCCAGTAAGTCTTGCTCATCATAGTTATCTCTCCTTTTAATGACGAGGGGGCGCGTTGTGCGCCCCCGTTTTAATGTTTGTTCACTGCGGTTCGCCAAAGTGGCGCTCGCAGCGCTTCTCAAGCACCGTGATTCGGCGCTCTTGCTCATCAACCTTCGCTTCGAGGCGCGTAATCTGCGTCCCGTGCTGCTCCAGTTTGTTGTCGATACGTTGAACCATGGCTCGCGTCTCATCGACGGACGAGCCGATGGTCGCCAGCTTGTCGCTAATCCTCTGCTGACGCTCGGCCTCCTTGCGCAACATGTCGACGTTCGCCTTACTGTTGCGCTTGGAGTTTGCAATGGCCACGATGGCGGCGACGAGCAGCGAGGACATAGCTATAAGCTGGTCGAGATTGATAGGAATGTTCATGTCGTCTCCACCACAGCTTTCTGCTATCTCAACCGAGTTGCCTGTGCCCGCTTAGCCAATCTTGAGAACCTGACCCGCGTAGATTACGTTCGGGTTGCTGATGCCGTTAATCTGTGCCAGCTTCTGGTACGTCGTGCCGTACTTCGCAGCAATGCCAGACAACGTGTCACCGGACTTCACTGTGTACGTCTTGTACGAGGAGCCGTTCACAACGCTCTGTACAGAGCCATAACGAGAGCCAAGCACCGCCTTGCGGGTATCCCCGTTGCCGTACTTACCAGCCAAGACCTCAGAAGCGAGGGTCGACGTCGAAGCCGTCTGAATGTGATTGATGAAATCCTGAACATCGTTGTAACGAGAACCAAGGGCGGACTTACGAGCGTCACCGTTGCCGTACTTGCCCTGCATTACAGCCACAGCAAGCTCCAACGTAGAGCCAGAAGGTGCGGACGGCGTGCTCGGAATCGTCGTGGCACTAGGGGTGCCGGAACCGCCAGCATACTTAGCCCACGTCGAGGCGTCGCCATAGAACACGTCGCCGTCGAGGTTGCCGCCAAAGCCGCCGATGCGAACCGAAGAACTGAACTGCCAAGCACAGACCCCGCCGCCGTTCACGGCGTAGGGGAACGGGTTGTTCATGCCGAAATTGATATCCGTGATGCCATTCATCGGATAGCCGGCAATCCAGCGGCCGCAGTTGGGGTTCACCGTGCCCTGATTGAAACGCCAAGCGTTGCCATAGACCCACGGCCAGATGCCCGTCAGGTCATGGTAGCGCTCGACGAACTTGTTCACCCAGTCGACGCTCTGCCCGTCCTCCCAGTCGAGAATCGGGATGCCGCGGTGCTCGTATCCCTTCGTGTTGTTGCGGAAATACTCCGCCTCGCTCGCGGCGTTGTTGTTGCGGGCGAAATGGTAGAAACCGAACGGGATGCCATGGGCGAAACACTGCTGCGCGAAACCGTCGCAGCTCTTGTCCACCCAACCAACGCCCTCCGTAGCCTTGACCACGACGGCGCCGAGACCGCCGTTCTTCACGACGGTGGGGATATCAAGCCCGCGCTGATAGCCGGAAATGTCGATAAACTTCATGGTCATATTTGTTCATCCTCTCCGCCGCTTTTGCGGCATTCACGCACGCGATTTCTCGTGTGCTCTTATAAGAAAGGCCGCGTCACGTTTGTGGCACGGCCTATAGCAAAGCGACGCTGGCTCAGTGAACCAACGCCGCCTCATTACCTTGTTTGTCTTATGTCTACGCGAGCGCAGGAGCGATATGCCCGCGAATCTTTACGTGTACCCGGTCGCCTAGGGCTACAGTCGTGCCGTCGTGGAGACCGTTCACGCTCAGCTTCACTTCGACTTGGGGGACTGTCGGGGCGGGGTATTCCGTAACCTTCTCGGTGACGTATGAAAATTCGGCGCAATGCTTGCCGTCCTTATAGAGACTAATGCCCTCGATTTTCATACCGTTCAGGCGCTTTGTGTTCTCGTCGGAAACATCCCGCGGGTAGAAAACGCCGAAACTGTGCAGGCTACCCCACCACGTACCATCCTCGCTGTTGTACTTGCTGCCGAAAGTTGCCTCTTTTCCGGCTGCGGTATTACCCCTATCGACCAGCATTTCGGCGTCAATCGTCACGGCTCCCGTTGCGGGGTCAAGGGTCACGGTCGCCGGGGTGTTGTCCGAACTGAACATATAGTGCCACGCGTTGATGTTGGAAAGCGTCTCGCTCACGCCGAACGGGAACGTGCTAGACCTAAACAAGTAATAAAGCGCGGACTGCGGGACCGTAAACGTCTCGGTCGTGCCGCCTCCGCCTCCGCCCGTTCCGTTCAAAACGTCGAACGTATGCTCTCCGACTGCGTCCGTGATGGTTACGCGGGTACCGTTATCAATCGCCGTGGTCGTAACGGTCGGAGAAACTCCATCGGGGCCTGCCGGACCCGTTGCGCCGTCAGCGCCTGCGGGACCTGCGGGGCCTTCGGGACCCTTTGGGCCTTCGGGGCCTACGGGACCAGCCGGGCCGGGGTCACCCTGCGGACCCTTTGCGCCGTCAGCACCCTTGGCACCGTCTGTACCGTTCATGACGTCGAACGCGTGGGCACCGCTTACATCAGTGATGGTCACACGCGTACCGCTCTCGATAGCCGACGTTGCTACAGTAGGGCTTACGCCGTCGGCACCATTCTTTCCGTTAGCACCGTTGGCACCGGTTTCTCCCGGCTCACCCTTGGCACCAGTGGCACCGGTCTCACCACGGGACGGTTTTCCCGTGTCTACTCCGTTGATGTACCAGTTGCCGTTGTCGCCGATAGCCGGGGTTGCGGCCTCTCCGCCGTTCTTGCCATTAAGTACATCGAATGCGTGCTCTCCTGTTGCGTCCGTGATGGTCACACGCGTACCACCCTCGATAACCGACGTTGCTACAGTAGGGCTTACGCCGTCCTTGCCGTCTGCGCCCGGGGCACCGTTTTCACCGTTCTTGCCCGTCGCGCCGTCTGCGCCTGCGGGACCCGTAGGACCTTCAGGACCGGCGGGGCCTGCGGGGCCGGGGTCGCCCTTATCGCCGGGGGTACCGTCAGCACCGGTCTCACCTCGCGAAGGCTTGCCCGTGTCTTGTCCGTTGATGAACCAGTTGCCGTTGTCGCCGATGGTCGGGGTTGCGGCCTCTCCGCCATCAAGGCCGTTCATTACGTCGAACGCGTGCTCGCCAGTGCCGTCGGTGATGGTTACACGCGTACCTCCCTCGATAACCGACGTTGCTACAGTCGGGCTTACGCCGTCCTTTCCTGCGACGCCCGGTTCGCCATCGGCTCCGGGGTCTCCGTCAGCGCCCTTCAGCGGTTCGGTTGTGTACTCGGTACCGTCGCTCATGTGAAACGTGATGGACGAGTCCTTGTTCATATCGACCGAAACGATACCCGTGCCGACCTTCTCCAGAGCGTCGAGCAACTGCTTCATGTAGTCATAACCCGGCTCCGGGGTATCACCTGAAACGCCGATAGAGTCATGAGTGTACGTAGTGAACAGAACGGACTTCACAAGCACGTCGTCCACGTAGTAATCGACCTCTGCGTTACCGCGACCGACGATTGCCGTGTCGGTCTCGGTGGGCGTCCAAGTGAGGCCGTCACTTTCGTCGATTACAGCCGCCGGATACGGCACGTCCTCGTTGGGGCGCTTAACAAGCACCACAATCTTGCCGCCGTCGCCGTAGTCCTTCTTGATTTCCGCGATGATGTCTGAAAAATCAACAGCACGCGCAAGGTTCTCTCCCTTGCGGCCAATCGGAATGTCACGCCCGATGATGGGGCGCACGTGAGTACGAATCATGTTGTATTCCTCCTATTTAGATAAGATTGACACCGAAGCTGACCGGGGCGTATGCGTGCCAGTCTCCTGTGATGGAAGCCCATCCGTCGCCTGTGATTTGCACGCCATACGTGTTGTCATGGTCTATGCTCATAGCGTTGAGCGTACCGAATCGCACATACTCAATGTCCTCGTTCGAGTACACATGAACATTGCAGCCGGTAACGCCTGCGTTGCCGTCCACAAACGTAAGCTCGTGATACCCGAGAAGCGGAGTGATGAAGTTGCCCATTATTGTGTATATGTAATCCGCGACATGCGTTCCTCTGCCTGGAAGCGTGTTGCGTCCATCGTCGAGCATGATGCCGAGCGTGTCGTTCCCGTTATTTGCGGATGCTGAAAAATGCACGTGCCACGTCGCCTTGTCTGCGGTTCCGTCCACCTTTTCTGTTACCCCGGCAAACTCAACCCACACGCGTAGCGATTTGGCATTGTCCGTGAACACTGGGAAATGGTACGCAGCCCCAGTGCAAAGCTCGCGCACCTGCTCAGCGGATATAGCGTTGGTTTGCTTGACGTTTACGCTTGCCGTCTCGAACTGCGCTACGTCGTACTCTCCGTTCTGATAGATGTACTTTGTGCCTGACGGGTGCGAAGGAGAGTCGGGCGTTCTCCATCCTCGCATCGCGCGTCCGACTTCCATACCCTTGAAGAATGCCTCTCTATCGCTAATCAAGCCAAGCACCACCTTCCACGGGAGTAGTAAACGGAATGTCCATAGTGAAGTTCATGTACGTGTCTGGACGCTTCCAACCGTCGCCGGTGACGTACACCGCATAGCACTCGGTGGACGCAAGACCAAGCATTGTGTCTTTCGGCCAAATCGGGTGCATGCCTCCCGTGTTGGCAGGCTTTGCAGAGATGAATCCGCTGTTTATGGACTCGATGCGGATGCCGCAGCCCTTCATCTCTTCAGCAGATGCTCCGCCTGTGGTGTACTCGCCGAAATACGTTCCCGCCAAGTCCGGGAGCTTAATGATTCTGCGCTGGCTTTCCCCGCCGGGTATCTCAAGCGAATAAGGCGGAAGGGCGATGCCGACAAGCTCGTCCGCTGTCTGCGGGTGGTACAGACCAGAAGAACGGAACCGGAACGTCCAGCTTATGCTGTTGTCGTCCGCGCTGTTGATGATGTACTCCGGGTAGCATGTCACCCATGCGTTGACCCATACCGGATAAAACGACGCGCCTGCGAGAATCTCATTCAGCGTGTACATCTTCCGTGGAATGTTGACCGTGGCCGTTTTGTAGTTCGTAACGTCGTAGTCGCCGTTCTCCGTTATGTTGAGATTGCCCTCTACGCGAATCGGAGCACCATTTGCGCCTATATGGCGACCATGAAGGGCACGACCGGCAACAACGCCGGCGAGGAAATCGTTCTTGTTGTATGCCATTGTTCGTGCCCTCCTTTACCATGTGATGTCCAATGTGTGCCCGTCAGAGCACGTAAGCTTGATAGGTCTACCGCTTGAGTCAAAAGCCACGTCATACGTGATGGTTGGGTCTGCGCTGTTCTCAAGCGTTTCCGTGAACGAGCCGTTGCTGAAGTTTGAAAAATTGAGCTTTATCGTCCTTTTCGAAGACATCGACGCCACGCTCGCCTTGAAGTCGTTCAGGTCTGAGCTGATGTTGTCAACGTCAGAACTTACCTTTGCGATTTCCTGCTCAACCTGTTTGAGTTCGTGGTTTCCCCTGTACCCCGTGTATACGTACGGGTACTCGTGGTTGAGTTCCTCGTCGTCTGGAGCGGAAACGGAAGCGTCGAACATCTTGTCGAACGAGCGGTCGAGCTTAGCAACGATTGACTTCCACCCGTTAATCTGCACGGTGTCGCCAATCTCAACAGAAGGCTCAAGCAGTGCCTCGTCCGCCGTGAACGGTCGGTACACCCATCCGTTCACTTTAGCGAGCACGCTGTTCGCTATGGTCTGCGTTCCCCAAGGGCATTCGCCCTCAAGGGTCAAGCCGTTATCGTTGCCGGCAACGTACTCGGATACGCCATCCACACCCACGATTCCGGTGATGCGAACCTTTGTGAACGCAGCAGAGTCAACGCCACGTGACAGCGAGCCTACGTTCATTCCCAAGTCTTGCGCCACGGTTGCCGACTGACGGAGCGTTTTGCACGCAAGCATTCCGTAGTCGTTGACGATAAAGTTTCCGCCCATCGCAACGGCTATCTGACGCAGAAGGTCTCGTGCCGTGGAATTACCCGGGTACGATACCTTCCATGTCGCCGGCATGTTGAGCATTACGTCCATGCTCGCCGTCACGCCAATGTCAGCGCTGATTTGCTGGAACAAAGCGCGAGCGTCCATAGGCCAATTCGCATCGTTGTCTTGGTCGAGATGCTTGTCGAGATACACATACTCCGTCTTCAGCATCGCGTCATAGCAGTGAATGCTGAGTACATCGCCAGTCTCGTCATACGTACGAGAGTCGATGAAGAACTCGCCCATGGGAATCCATGGCGTCCATGTGGTCGTTCCGGTGCCCTCATCGGTTGCAGCCAGCCGGCTCTCAACCTTGCACTTCGACGCAGTCGGAATGATTGTGTCTCCCGGCAAAAACGCAAGCTCCATCTCACGGGATACGGCAGACCCGATACCGGGGCCGCTGGAGTCAAACAGCTGCCCCGGCGTCTTCAGGCTCACGATAGATTCCATACCGAACACCGAGCCGCCAATGGTCACGCGGTGCTCAGCCCAGTGGTTCGGGTTGGCGAAGATGTCAGCATAGCTTCCAGATATGTCTTTCATTCTCTTACGCCTCCCTCAGCTGAATCTCACCGCCTTTGTACCTGCGCAATCCATCGACGCTCTTCAGCGCGAACGTCTGCTCGATGTTGGACGTCACGCGCATCGTCTTAGTCGATGTCACGCCGTTGCGGCTCGGGTCTGTGTAGATAACAGTGACGGAGAAGGTGTTGAGTGCGTCGTACAGCGCAGTCGCTTCCTTTTCCGTCATCGGCATAAACGAAACGGTCAGGACGTCGCGGAACTTGCCCGGGTACGGGTGCTCCACGTCGTCAAGGGTCGTGATTATCTTCTTGTAGGTGACCTCCTTGGTCACCTTGTACGTTGAAACGCTGGCGGAGAAATCCACGCCAGCGATTGAAAGAGTCAAAACAGGCATGAATTACACCCCCAGCGCTCGTCCGATTTGTCGGTTGTAGTTGTACGCAGTCTCACCAATCACACGTCCGTCAAGTACGCTCTGGACGATGATTGTCAAAGGCGAGCTGTTGTCGTTGCGGTTGGATGCCGCGATTGCGTTATGCAATCCGCCAGCCGCGCTGTCTCCATAATCAACGTTGCCAGTACCAACGCCGTTCGCAATGGTGTTCGTCACGCCGCCAAGCGTCCGCTCAAGGTTTCCTTCCTCATCGGAAATACCCTTGGTCAAGCTCTGCATGATGAGACGACCATTGCCCCGGAGCAGGTTCTTGTCTTTCTCAGGCGGACCCTTCCACTCTGGAATCATGTCGGTCACGCTTGTGAGTAGATTCGCGAGCGGTGCAAGACCCTCTGAAATGCCTTCCATCAATCCGGCAATAAGCTCGAAGCCTGCTGCAAGCAGCCACGTGCCCGCCCCAGCAAACGCATTCACGATAGCCTCGACAAGCATCGTGCTTGCCTTCACGAAAAGCGGAACACCGTACTCGATGATTCCGTTCGCCGCATAGCCCAGTAGCGTGATGATTGCATTGAGTAGACCCTCAAGTACGCCGGGCTGAGCAAGAATCTGGAACAGACCCGTAACAAGCTGCATCAGTCCGTCAGCGACCAAGTCGATGTTGTCGACAAGCGCTTGCGCCACTGCAAGAAGCAGGGTGACGACAGCCTGAATCAATCCCGGAGCCAACGAGTTGAGCAACGAGATGAGCTGTTCGAGAATCTGCGGCCCGTTGTTCACGAAGAAATTGCTCAAATTGGTGAGCACTCGCTCCGCAACAGGGGCGATATTCGTGACGACAGCCTCGAAAGACTCCATGAGCTGGTCGGCCAAAGCACCAACGTCAGCGTCCGGGTTAGCAAGGCCGGTCAGGAAGTTCTCCCACGATGCTTTCATCATCGCGATGGAACCCTGAATCGTGGTAGCAGCCTCTTTCGAGGATGTACCAGTGATACTCATCTCTTCCTGAACCTTGTGGATTGCGGTGATGATGTCAGCGAATGTGACACCCTCAAGGCTTTCATCCACAGTGCGGCCAAGCGTGCCTGCATCATTGATGAGACGCGCCATTTCGCTGGCCGTGCCGCCATACCCGAGCTTCAGGTTGTCCAGCATCTCGTAGTTCTTCTTGGCGAAGCCCTTGTACGCATTCTGTACGTCCTCGGCGTTGGAACCCATCATGTTCCAGTTATCAGCCATGTCTGAGATAGCCATGTCGGTCATCTCAGCGGCCGCATCTGTGTCTCCGCCGAGTGCGCTGATTAGGGACGCACTGAACGATGTGGACAGGTCGAGATATTGGTTTGCAGACATCTGCGCCGTCTTGAACGCATTTGCTGCATAACTCTCAACGATTGCCGCGCTATTTCCGAAAAGCTTCTCAACGCCACCGGTAAGCTGTTCGAACTCACCGTACGCCTGCACAGCCTTGGTGGTAATTCCGACGATTGCCGTTCCTGCGGCAGCAATTCCAGCGGCAGCAACCTTTCCGGCTGTTGCCACTTTGCTTCCGAATTTCGATGCTATCTGGGAGCCTGCCTTTGACGCCTTATCCTCGGCGTCATCAAGCCCCTTGTTGTACTCCTTGGTGTCGAGAGCAAGCTTTGCATAAAGGTCGAACAAATCCATGCGTTACGTCGCCCCCTTCACCTTCAGACCAGCGCGCTCGATAATGTCGGCGGCAATCTCATCACCGCTACGCTCATCAACCTTCGGTGGATTGATGACGTCGTAGTACCTCTGCTTTGCAAAGGTGCCTCCGCCGAAGCGGGCTGTGTTCTCGGAGATAATCCGCAGGGCGTCTGAGACGTACACGCGGTAGGTTTCCGCGTGCAAGTCTTCCAGCATCCGCGCCTTTGCGTATTCGAGGAAATGCTTCAGGCTATTGCCGCGAAAGTCGTTTAGATAGCAGAAGCAGCGACAGCTCCCTGCGCCGAAGTCGTAGCTGTTGCTCCCTCCGCAGACGTAAAAAAATCAGCGAACATCGGGTCGCCGACAAGGTCTGCGAGGTCGGCGATGAGCTTGCCCATAGTCAGCTCCTTCGCATACTCGTCAACCGGAGTCAGGTTGACGGCTGCGAGAATCGCCACCAAGTCGTCCTTGTGGTCGCGCATGAGCGGCGGAACGCCCGCTGCGAGGCGCTTAATTGCAACGGCGCGAACGTCGGTGCCCTTAGGCACGACCTGCTTCTTGAACAGAGCCATGGCCTTCTCATCGGCTGCAATGTTGGTGATAGGTACGATGCAGTCTGCAATGACGTCGAAAACGTCAGCGCCCTTGATATCAGAAAGTTTCATATGTCTATACCTCCGCAAATGTCTCAGAAAAGAGGAAGGGCAACAGCCTGATGGCCGTCACCCTTCCGTGTCTTCAGTGTTCTGTGTGTTTTCGTACGATTACTCTGCTGTGGGGCTTTCATCGGTCGCATCAGATGCAGCGGCTACCGCCTCATCGGCACCCGCCTTGATGTAAATCTCGAACGGAACCTTCGTCTGGTCTGCGATGCTATAGTGGCCCGTGAACTCAAACGACATCGTGCCCTTGCTCTTGTCAGCCGTCTTGAGCTTGAAGCCGCCGGTGGACAAAGCGTTGAACATGTGGATGGCGATAAAGCCACCGTTCACGTCGCCGTTCTTGCTGGAATAGTCACCGACAAGCCAGATATCCTTGAAGTCAGTGTCTGCGACATCATTACGAGGCGTAATCTTGTCGACCTTGCTCTCTTGCGTAGCGTCAGCCGCGCCGACCATCTGCTTAGCCGAGTCCTTCGTCACCGTGACGAAAGTGCCGGACATCTTAACCTCCCACGAGTCAAGCTTCTTCAGCTCCTTCGTGTTCTTGGGGCAGTTGTCGATATCCTCGCCAAAATCCGTGTAGGTTGGCGTAGCCTCAAACGAGATACCGCCGGAAGTCGCGGCGATAATGTCGCCAATCTCACCAGATGCAGGCGTGAACTCAGCCGAAAGTACGCCGGCATTCAACTGAATCTCGTCGAATGCGGTCTCTCGAATCTTTGTGTACTTCATTCGTGTGTCACTCCTTCATTTTTAGTCTGTGGTTAGGAACTCAGCCGTGACGTTGATGTAACGGCGTTTGATGCTCCTATCGTCTTCGTCGACGACTGCTTGGCTCCACGGCGCACCGCGCTTGAGCCAGATTGCTCCGTCGTCGCATGTGATGACGCACCCGCCACGACCGATTGCATCGGATAGCTTGCGGGCAAGTGCGTTGATGCTCGCCTCTGAATCAGTACGCTCATAGATGTTCACCGTGAGCGCCTGTGGCTCATCGCCAAACGAGGCTTCGCTGAATGTGTACGTCATATACGGCATAGCCGCATCGTCAGGAACGGCGGTTGACGGGTAAGCAGTCAGCACGCCGTTGAAAAAGTCATGAATCGCTTTCGCCTTGGTTGTAGCCATTACGTCTCTTCCCACTCGGTCGCTTTGACCTGCTTGAAGGAGAACGTCGCGCAGTCAGGCGATTGTGTGTCTGCTTGGTCGCTCACGACGCGGAACACCTTGCCGTCTGAAATGCGCTTGAAAACGCTGTGATAAGGAAGGTCTACGTCTTTTCCCACGGTTGCCGTGTACGTGCAGGAAACCTGCTCGCTCTCAGCGATTACGCTGTCCGTATCGCTATCCTTCACGATTGCCGGGGAAAACGTCTTGCCGTCAGCCCACGCGGTTGTCGCGCCGCCCTCTCCGTCCGGCGTGCTTGTCTTGACCCGCATCACACACGGTGAGCGGAACGCATCAATCAGGCTCATATCTTCCTCCACTCGTTCAGACGCGAGCGGAACGCCTTTTTCCACGACAGCGGAGCGCCGTCAGAGTCGGTGTTGCGCGTGTAGCTGTAGCCGCCGAAGCTCTCAGACTTGTACGGAGAGGGTTTAGCCACGGCGGTGTTCTCGTAGTCCTCAATCTCTGCCACCAGCTTCGAAAGAGCGAGCGGCACACGCAGCGCCCATATCGTTCCAGTAAACGTCTCATCGGTGAGCGTTTCGGCAGCGTATGCGTACACCCCATCGTTGAAGACGGAGCCACAGATACGGAAGTATTGACCGTCCTGCAAGAAGTCGGACAAGTCGATGCTACCGTTCGTGATGGTGAACGTACCCTCGTGGATACCGTCGGGAGCGACAAACCAGTTATGAAGGTGTGACAGCACCGATTCCATCATGTGCATGCGCTTGTCCTCCTTCCGTTACTACTCAGCGGCCTCGTCAGTCGTCGCAGTCTCCTCGGCGGTGTCGTCCGTCTTAGCCGTAGACTTCTTGGTGGTCTTCTTGGCGGCAACAACCGTGAAACGCTCATCCTTGAGCATCATTGCCTCGACGTCAGCACTCTGCGGAGCGTAAATCGTGCCAGCTGCGTTCTTGAACTTCTTCATCGTTCAAAACCTCCTTATATAAAGAAAGCCACCCGTCAGGATGGCTTTGTGTACATGAAACAAGTGGAGCAAGGGCGGGTATGCACCCGCCCTCGCAAGCGTTCAGGCTTAACCCTAAGCAGTCTTGTAGACGAAGATGAGGTCTTCGGTAACGGCCTTGGTGCCGTAGTCGTAGAACATGCCGAAGGAGTAAGCGTTGGACAGCTGAATCTTCTCAGCCGGCGCAATCGTCGGGAGAACAGGCTGCGCAACGGAGCCGTAGGCCATAGCGATGGCCTTGACGTCCTTGGGCAGGTACGTGGAGCTGAAGATACGCACGCCGTGATAGGTGTTGATAGCCTCGCCCTCTGTGTTGTGAGTCGTAGCATCGAGATACGTACGCAGCTGGCCGTAGAATGCAGGGTTGCACACAAGCGCAATCATGTTGCGCTCAACGCCGTCGACGAAGTCGTTGCTCACGGTCTCAACGGACTGAATAAGCTCCTCAGCGATAGCCTCGGGCGTAGTGCCAACAGGAGTAACCTGCGTGCCGGCTTTAGCTGCGGTATCGAAGAACGCATGCTCAAGCTTGTTGGTCATCTTGCGCTCGCACTCGGCAGCACGACGCTCAACGAAGTTGTCGACGCCGTACAGGCTGACATCCTTATGCTCGACCTCCTCAAGAATCTCCTCGTCTTGGTCGATGGAGATGACGATTGGCTTGGCCTTGACAGCGTTGGCCTTGCCGCCAGAACGAGCCGTGCCGTAAGCCTGAGAGGTAGCGTTCACAAAACGCTTGGCCTCAACGGTGCCGGAAGTGGGGCTACCGGACAGGTCAGTGTTCTTCAGCTGCGAAGAAATAGGGTTCTTCTGGAGGTTGGCAATAACCTTGCCGTACTGCTCGGAGAGGAAGTCCTTGCCGGTGTCAGTCAGAAGAACGTTAAGAGAAGTAATACGTGCCATTGTAGAATCATCCTTTCGTGATTACTAAATAAGCGCGGCAATCAGCCGCATGTGTTAGATAAGCGTCGGGATGCTGATGGGCTTGGATGCCTCACCCTCGTTTCCTGCCGGGGGATTTGCCGTGTCAGCGCCCTTCGTTCCGGTCGTAACGACCAGAGAAGCGAGGTCGCCAGCGATGGCGTCATCAAGGCTCTTGGCGTCCTTAATCTTGCCGTCGTCAATCTCCAGCGCATCAACGCCGTCGCCGATGTAACGCATAGCGAGCGTCATCGACTTGTCAGCGATTCCCTTGTCGTGGAAGTACGCCTTGACAGCCGATTCCTTGGCTGCGTGGGTTTCCTTTGCCACGATGTCGGCCTTGTAGTCCTCGAAAGCCTTGTGCTCCGCCTCGTACTTGGCCTTGAACCCACCGTCCTTCGTGTCGTTCAACTGTGCGGTCGCGTCGTCGAGCTGCGACTGAACGCCGGGAAGCTTCTCCGCGTCCGCCTTGTAGCCGTCCCTCTCTGCCTTGAGGGCGTCTACCGTCTCGGTATGAGCAGAGATGATTTCATCAACCTTCTCATCCTCGATGCCGAGAGCCTTCAAAAACTTGCGTGTAAGTGCCATGTCTATAACCCTTTCCCTTGACGCCCGTTCTTTGGCGTCCAGATTCTATTCATGCGTTATCTATGAAAAGCGGCATGCGCCGCGTTTCACCTTGTCAGTAGGCCGTGTCAGCCTTTAAGCTCGTCGCGAATAATTCGCTTGTACGCGCTCTGGTGATTTGCCACAGCCGGTTTCAGGAACGGCTGCGCTTTCATGCGCTTTGTTCCAAGCTCTACGTGCGGCGCATATTCGACGTTCGTTCCGACGTACGCGGTAACGCTGTCGTCGCCTTCGTAGACTTCTGAAGCTACGCTGTTTCGCAAGCGCCCGGTGTCAACAGGGCACGTACGCTTGGCGTGCTTCTCCATCTCGCCGGCGCATCGTGTCATAGCCGCTTGAACTCTACGCTCAAGCTCGGCTTGAACCTCTGCGCGGTGGCTCGTTAGTTTGAACGTGCTCAAGTCACGACGCCCCCTTTCATGCGCATGTACTCATCGAATGTCTTGTACGTGAGCAAGCGCTTTCCAGTTGCCTCGTGGTTGACGCGTCGCTCGCCGTCGTCTCCCTCGGGGTCTATCGTGACCATGGTGCATCGGCAGTTGTAAACCTCAGATGCCGCGCCTTTTGGGTCGCCCGGGTACATAAGCCCATTGCTGAACTTCTTGTTGTACTCAACGGTCTCTCCGTCAAGGCTCGCATGGCTTGAACGAGTGCGCGAGTCAACCGTGCAAAGCCATTGCTTACGCATCCGCAGCCCTTGCTTTGCAGCCTCCTCGTATGTCATTTGACGCCCGGCGTTTTCTGCGCATGTGCACGCTGTTCTCGCCGTTCGTATTGACGCCGCATTTGCCATACCTGACACATTGCGAAGTCGCTTTGCCATCTTGTCGATGGATTCGCCTTGCAAAATGCCAGACGCAATCTCGTTTCGTATGCGCTTCTGCATCCATTTGCTTGCCTTCTTGCCGTTCAAAGTAAGAGCAGGAAGAATCGGAGCGTTTCCGCCCTGAAGAAGCTGCAAAGTCTGAGCGTTGACGACCGAAAACGACACGTCATAGAACGTACGCTCGATGACGTACGCTGAGTAGTTGTGGGCGTTCACGAAAACGTCCGCCCTTATCTGCTCAATGAGCGCCAGCGCCTCGGCGTCTGTGCTCATGAGCATAGAAATCAGCTCATCGCTCACGCGCTCAAAGCTCTCACCACGGAAAACCGTGTTTGTTGCCCATTGAATCCACTCGGCTGTCGTTATGTCGCCACGCTTCAGCCTTTTCAGCTGTTCGTTCCACTCTTTCTTGTACTGCGAGAAGTACACAGCGCCGATGCTTGCCGCGTTCATTGATGCTGCCTTGTATAGGCGATTTATGGCTTGCTCAAGCAGCTTCAGCTGATGCGACGTGTGGCGGTGCACAGAGTCGATACTACGTGTCGTCGCCATCCGTCACACCTCCGCCAATAAGCGAAAACTCCTCGGCGTCGCGGTTGGCTTTTATCTCCTCGACATCCTCGGGAGTGAGCCACGGAAGCTTCTTCAGCACCATGTCGTCGCCAATCTGAGGAGCCGCCTGAAGCACCATCTGAGTCGTCTCAAGCTGGTTGCTAATCATGTCGCGGGAAAAGCTCGGCTTATCCTCGATTCCCACGAGCTTGAACAGGTCTGCGAGGAACTCTTCCACGCAATACTCGTACATGTCAGCCTTCATGTTCATAGGCTCGTAGGCGGCCCGGATTTCCGTAGCCGTCTTCTGCCCGCCCATGAGCTTCGTGACGTCCAGAGCTTGGAAGTCGTCGTACATGTCAGCCTTGAGCTTGTCGAGATATGCGACGCGTGACTGGTACGGCACCTCGATTGTGTGTGCATCAGCCTTCGCTCCGTTATCGCCGTCGACGACAGCCGCTCCGACTGTGTGCAGCCTGTCGAGGAACCGCGCAAGGTCAACGTCGTCCATGCCTCCGGTGTTCTGGAGAATCCAGTAAATCATTGAGGCTTGGTCGAGGTCGTTTGCGAAGCCCGACTTGATGAGGTCGTAGCTGTCTATCGCCTCGCGAATACCGATAAGCTCGCTCTGGTGGTTCTGGTTGCACCACAGCGGGATGATGGGGAACGTCGGGTAGTTCTCGCCGTCGTAGATTTCCGTTCCGTCAATCTCAGACGTAGCGATGTGGAGAATGTAGTTGCGCTTCTCCTTCAGCACGTGAATCGGCTCGTCGTCTGTCTGGATGTAGTCCGTGTAGCCGTCAAGCTCGTACAGAGTGGCTCGCAGTGGCTTATCCTTGGCGACCTGCCAGAAGCGAATGCCCGCCATCAGCGCGCCGTTGTTCTCGTCGTACAACGGTACGAACTCGGTCACGCGGAACACGTCGAGATGGTCAAGGTTCCAAAACCCGAACGCCACGCCGCCGACAATCGCTGCATGACCGAGCTTCTGAAGACGTCGGTCAAACCCAGCGCCCAGCTTCTCCTTGTTGCTCGCGTCGGTAAGCGTTACGCCATTGCCGAGCAGGAACTGGTTCTGCTGGTTCACAAAGCGAGGGAAAAACCCGCTCGCTATCTTGTGGTTGGCTCGGAACGGGTCGGCAACAGCCTGCCCGGACATGGTGTAGAGAATCCGCTGATAACGTCGTATCGTCACGTTCTGGCGCTTGTCGTACATCTCAGCGTCACGTGCCACGAAAAAGACTGGGCTTCGTTTGTGCTCGTCAATAGCAGCGAGCACGAAACTCATACGAGCCGACTCATCAGCGCCGACATCAAGCAAATCTTGATATGTCTTCATCGTATTGCGTACCCTCCTCGCCGCATATAACTCCGCTCAATTAGCGGAACGTAGTCGTCTTTAGGCTTCCACGCCTTCGTCGTGTTGACGAAGTAGCGTGTGGCATCCATGGCGTGGTCGTTCTCCTTGATGGGCTTGTCCTGCCCATTCGAGGTCTTCTCCTGCCATGAATACAGCCCGTATTCTTGAATGGTTCGTGTGCAGCAATCATTCACGAGCAGCTTGCGCTCCTGAATGATTGTTGAGGTGTGCTGAATGCCATCCAGCACGTCGTTGTTGGCCTTGCGTACCTTGAAGCGATTGGACTTGCGAACAAGCGCTATGAAGGACGAAGCGGACGGGTCGATGATGAGTTCACGTACAGGAAGGTCACCGACCAGCTCGCACAGGTCTTGGTAATACTCCTCGTCTGTCTTCTGCTGACCGGTCTCACGACCACTGTGGTAGAACTCGTCGACCTGATACCAGACTCCGTCACACAGGCCGAAAAGAAGCATGGCCGTCGGGTTCTGTATGCCGTAGTCCATGCTTACGATGTATTTGCTATAGTCTCGCGGCACCGTCGGAACGATGCTCTCTTTGGTGAATGCTTGGTAGATGACGCCCTCGGCAAGTACCCACAGGCCCTTGATGTATCGCTGGTAGAACACGCCCGAATACATGCTCTCGTATCGGGCTTTGATGCTCGCGTCCAGCGCGAGGTTGTCGTCCATTGTGAAGTGAAGGCGCAGCGCATTCTTTTCCTTGTGCTTCTTCACCCATTCCTTGTAGAACCAATGCTCTGGTGAGCTGGGGTTGCAGTTGAACCAATACTTGGAATTGGGTACGGAGCAACGTGCGCAAGCCTGCTCAACGAATGAGCGAGGCATAAGCGCCACCTCGTCGAACATGACGCCGGCGAGCGTCATGCCCTGAATGAGCATGTACGAGGACTCATCACGTCCGCCGAAAAGGTGGTATGAGTTCTCACGCCCGTCAGGCGTCGATATGATGAGGCGGTTTTCGTTGCGCTTCTCAACAATGGTGAAATCGCCCGGGAGCCAATCACGCAGCGGAAGCACAACGTTTCGCCGCAAAGACTCAATGGTTTTTCCGCAAATTGCGAACGCTTGGTGATTGAAGCAGGTCATGCTCCAAAGTACAAAGCCATCGGTCATTGATACGGTCTTGCCGGAACGAATCGAGCCATCGGCTATGATGGCGTCGCGGTCTTTGTACCGCTTTTGCTGCCACCACAGCATCGCCATGAGCTGGCGCTTCGAAAACTTGCTATAAATCATCGTCCTCGTCCTCCGGCACCTCGCCGAGGTCGATTTGAGATTTCTGAATCATGTCGAGCAAGTTGTTGTCCGCGCTGTGCTCAACGCTGGCGTCGGTCTTCGTTCCATATCCGTATTTGCTCATCCACAGAGGGGCGAGACGGCTGTTGATTTGCCCGGTTTCGAACTTGGAACGAACGTCAACCTCGCACTCAAGCCGTATCTTCTCCACAATGTCAAGGTATGCGGGGTCTTTCTCATAGGTTTCCGCGAAACCTTGGCGAGAAATGCCAACGTATGCGAGGAAGCCCGTCTTGGTATACGAAAGCGGCGAAAGAATTTCCTTCACGCTTTTCGTTGTCGTTGTTCCGTCGGCCGTGGTATAAGTGCTCTCTACCATCTCCTGCTTCGTGTAGGAGTCGCAGTACGCCTTATATTCGTCCCACATCTTAGCGAGCGCGGTAGGTGATTTAATCTTCCGCGAAGAACGTGGCATAATCTGCACCTCCTTATCGTGCATGCCGTCAAAACAGTTAGAGCCTGATACCACCGACCTTGTTCTGAGAGGTACGGGGCACAGGCTCCATGCGGGTTGTTTCTTTATCTAATTCAGCCTTGAAGGCTTTGAATTGCTTATGGTCTTCGTCGCGTAGGCGCTTTATCTCGGCTTCGATAACATCAAGCTCCACGCGCTTAGTCTTTGCGATGCCCTCCAGCATCGCGATGCGCTCATAGATACTCATGGCACACCACCTAAATGCGTACGAACACAGCCTTTTCTTCTCCGCCGTCGCCGTGAAGTTCAATCACGGGGAAGGCATTGGACGCGGGCGTGTAGCCCTGCTTGTCTCCGTATCCACCGTAGACAAGCGCCGAGGCGGTGTTCACAAACGTCTTCTCGACACGCGCCAAGGTTCCGTTCTGGGGAACGGGTCGGAAGTATTCCATCTTCGCCACCGCCGGCATGTGAGTGTGGCAACACACGTACACGTCAGCATCTACGATGGTTGCGTAGTCGACGAGGCGGTTAATCTTGCCGCCCGGCTTACGACCGCCACCGGAACCGTGGGTGTAGTAAAGCGTGTATGTAAAGGGTCGGTTGCGACGCTGCCGCCCGACCTTGAGGAAGTACAAGGCAGTGGTGTCGGAATATACCTCCGAGAGGTTTAACTGGTCGCAAAAGACTCTTGTCATGTCTACGCCAACTGCCTTGTAAATTCTGTTCTCATGATTGCCGGAAAGTACGCCGAGAATCTTGCCTGCGTCGGCAAGGGGTGAGAAAAGCTCAACGCACTTCTCCAGCTGCTCCATAGGCTGCAACTTCGCAGCATATGTATCGCCAATAGAAGAGGCGATTGCGGAATCCATGAGGTCTCCGCCGAGGATGCAATAGGTATCAGGAAGATTGAGGATTGCATCGAGCATGTTCTTAATCAGCTTCATGTCGCTCTGCGAATCCCCGATATGCAAATCAGCAAGTGGAACGATTTTCACGTCGTTTCCGCTTGCGCTCAAATCATGTGTAATGGCCTTCATTGCTTACGCTCCCTTGAATGAACCCCCTTGAACTGGTCCGAAAATGCAAAACCCCCGAGGCGCTGCGAGGTCAAGGTGTACAGCGCCGCGAGGGTGATGCCGCCCGACAGGCTTACGACGTCCTGCGGGCAATATGAAAAGAAAGGAGGTAAACCGAAAAACGCGCAACGGAACCGTGTCACGTTACGCGTTAATCGCTATGGAATATCGTGGTGAAATGCAGTAACCCATGATGTAAGGAAGATGTCCTCTCTACATTTCTCCCACTATAAATATAATAACATGAGGTAGT